CCCTGCGTATCAGCAGATGCTTTACGGTTTCCCTCGCGGAGAGTTCCTAGCCTCGTCAGACGACCCAGAGCAGGACGGCACATTCTCCTCCGATGAACTTATCTACCGTATCCGTAATCCTCGTACTTGGACACCATACGGTTATTCTCCTGTTGAGCGCGCACTACCGTTGGCAGATATTTATTTACGACGCCAACAATGGTTACGCGCCGAGTTTACTGACGGCGTTATCCCTGACCTTATGTTCCAATCAGACCCAACTTTCGGTGGAACACCAGAGACTCTACGCGCGTGGGAGAATATCCTCAACGACGATTTGGCTGGACAGACTGAGCAACGGAAACGCGCTCGCATTATCCCTTCTGGTCTAACACCTATTGACTTCACTGGGCATAGCGAAAAGTTTTCAGCAACTTTCGACGAATACCTAATCAAGGGTATCGCTGGGCATTTCGGAGTTATGCCTACCGAGATTGGTTACACAGACGGCGGTGCGCTAGGTGGCGCAGGTCAGCAGAACGGTGAAGCAGAATCAGGTACACATATCGGGCTACAACCTTTAATCGGTTGGCTAGAAGCAACACTATCGGACATTAGTTACAACTATTTGGGTATGCCACGCGAACTCGTATTTAAGTTTGACGGCGGTCGTGATAGCGAAACTAACGCAGATGCACAGCGACGCGACCTAGAAATTAAAGGTGGTCAGCGTACACTTAACGAGGCTCGCGCCGAGATGGGTCTACCACTACTTGACGCTCCCGAAGCAGATTCCCCTATCCTCGCTATGGGTGGTGGTATGTTCCTCGTAACGGCTGACGGTATTAAACCTATTGGTGGCGAACCAGCAGCAGACCCGAACGCTCCACAGGCAGAACAGAAACCAGAACCACCTGCCGAGAAACCTAAAGAAGAACCGAAAGACGACGCCAATAAAGAAGTTAAAGCATTCCTGCGCTGGGTTGCTAAAGGTAATACGGCACGACCTTTCGAGTTTACGAGCCTTGACGCCATAACGGCTAGCGCACTTAACCGTGCAGCCGAGGACGGAGATACTGAATTAGCCAAATCGTTGGCTGATGTGGTGCTGGGAAAAGCATTAGGCGCGTAAGCGCAGACGACCATAAGGTAGATGTACGGCTCGCAGCAGAGCAATCCCTTTTCCTACGCGCAGCAATGCGTAAGAGTATCAAACTTGACGGTATCGCCGAGGCGTGGATAAATCACGAACCGAAAACTAAGGCTATCTCCGCAGATGATGTGAAGAAAGCGATTGAGTGGGCGAAAGTCCATATCCACATTAACTCTGATGAAATCCAGCAAGCACTAATTCGTATCTACGGTGATGGTTTTATTTTGGGTAAAGATGCAGCGATGCACGAACTCACAGGGCAAGTCCTTCTAGATTGGGCGAAGTGGAAACCAGGAAATCGTGGTGCAGCAGCGTTGGTCGCTCGCTACAACGGTCTACTATCTTTGGTAACTAATTCCTCACAAGTTATTAGCGGATTAAACTCCACAACCTATAACAGGTTGGGTCGCGTACTCGCGGAAAGCCTCGCAGAAGGTAAAAGCGGTAGAGCCACAGCGAAACGTATCACAGAGGAAATGGGTCACATCATTGACGACCCTGCTCGCGCTCTAACTATTGCGGTGACGGAGACGCGTAGAGCCGTATCAGCAGCCTCTATGCAGGCATACACGGCAGCAGGCGTTAAGCAGGTTAGTTGGTTAATCGCTGAAGGCGAAGGTCTGTGCGACGCTTGTAGAGGCAATAGCGAGGATTCACCTGTGGATATGGGTGAGGCGTTTTCTTCTGGTGATTATGCTCCACCAGCACACCCGAACTGCCGTTGCGCTGTTCAGCCGAATGTTGCTACGGAGATTACGCAGGACGAGTTCGAGTCTATGTTCGCAGAATATGAAGCGGATATGGCTCTCGCGATTATGCCTACCCTCGTTAAGTACGACGAAGAACAGCCTCGTGATGAGCGTGGTAGGTTCAGTAGTACCGCAGGGGAAAGTGACACAGGGGTAGAAAGCCAGTTTATTGCTGCTGGCGACATATCCGAACGCGCTAGACTATTTTTAGCCGTCAATAAAGATGATTTATTTAGGCGCGGTATTATTTCTTGGAATGGTGAAGACGGTAAAACATTACGCCAAGCAACAAAATATATGGTTGCTTCCGATATCGCTAACCGTATGCGCGAAGAACCAATCGAATCCATAATCGCTGCCACGGCAGTATTGGGAAGTGTTACTCAAGGCGAATTCAATTATCGTGCCAGAACGGAAGAACAGATACAGCAAGCCTTAGTAGACCCTAATTTAGGAATAGTATTCAACGGCGAAAGTCTAAACATAGTGAACGTAGACCCACTCGTCGAAGATAATCAGAGATACGATACGCAAGAAGAAAAAGAAACCTGCATAAGGGAATACTTTGCATCTGTGATGCTTGGTCATTGGGCTGGTAGTAGTAATGATGCGCGTGAAGGTTCTCTTGTGATGCAGGAACGCGCTGCTGAACTATTCGGCATAGAAGACCACGCTGATTGGGAAATGACAGACGCAACGAGCGACAGAGTGGACGAAATAATCGGCGAACACGGTTTAGTAATAGATTCCTTTTTACAATCGCAATACGATTCTACCCAAGATTTCCTGAAAAGTAGTGGGATTACAGAATTATCTTTAACTCGCGGAACAAGTTTGAGTTCGTCTTGGACAAATACCTCAATCTCAGAAGGTGAAAGCCAAGATGTGCTTATGCGACCGCTTTCGTCTTGGACTTACGAGGAAGAAGTGTCTGCGCAATTTGGTTCTGCTACTTTAACTAGCACTTTCCCTGCGGAGCGCATTTTCTCCCTACCTGTAACAGGTTTAGGCTGCCTCGGCGAGAGAGAAGTTGTAGTATTGGGTGGAACTATTAAAGCCGATGTTGTTAGTAATGTTTATGTAGGAAAGTTAGATAAGTATCGTGACGACCAAGAGCGAGATGCTCACGGTAGGTGGACTGCGAGCGTCGGCGGTGCAGACTTAGTACGCCGAGGCACAGAAGAAACCCTAAAATGGATGGAAACTAATCGTTTTGGTTATCGTCAAGAAGACTGAACTTTCTACATATCTGAATACCACGAAGAACAAGCAGTAAAAGTTTTGGCGAGAAGGTATGAAGCAGAAGGTTTAGGCAAACGTAACGCAGTACGCGCTGCTGAGGCAGAAATTTCTCGTTTAGATATTCAGCAAAGATGCGAAAGAGAAATCGCTACTCGAGCCGAATACGAAGCACGTATCGCTAAAGACGACCCACAATGGTATCAAGAAACCTACTTACCGAATCAAGAGATTGCGCAACAACAAATTCAACAAGCGTACGATACTGGTAAAGTAACTATCGCTATTGACCCAGAATCATTTATCGAAATGTTAGACGACGGCAGATACAAAACACAGTTTGAAACAAAAACTACGCACGGAACGAAAGATTTAGAGATGCGTAAAGTTACTGAAGACATCGCTATGGGTCTACCTGTTGATATGAAAACTAGCGACCGACCAATTTACGGTTTCCTAACCACGAATACTGAGGCTATAACACCGTATGACGATTGGGCACAAAACAGAAACACAACTGAAGAAAAATGGCGAGATACTTTGTCTGTCAATAGTCGTATGGTAGACCAGTATGGTGAAATCAGGCTCGTTATGAACGATGATGTGCGCGATAGGACTACTGCCACGGTAGACGACTCTTTACGCAATGCTAGGTTTGCTTTACCTCTCGGCACACAATTAACGCAAGATGATTTCGTATTCAACGGAGCAGCGAGAAGTGGTTATCCAGACCATACAGGCGGTAGCCCTATTCTGCGTTATATGGAAACTCAGACTGTTGGCGGTGTACGCCTATCCGACATTGCAGAAATTCACGCGCCTGAAGAATTACTGCCAGAAATTCAGGTTATGCTAGAACGGCAAGGGTTAAATGTTCCAGTTATCGCGAGGGCAAAATAATGTGGACTCTTTACCGTAAAACTAACGGCGATGAAATTATTTACGACCACACAGACGGCGACCTAACCTATGCATTCATTAGGCGTAACGGTAAGGATTACCCGCCGCAGATTATTGACCAGTTATTGGCTCGCGGTTATTGGGAAATAGTTAGCGACTTAAAGAAATATGACGAGAATCAGCCTCGTGATGAACGTGGCAGGTTCAGTAGCACCGCAGGAGAAACACCTCAAGGTGAAAGTAAAAACTTTGAGATAGGCGGTGATGTTAGCGAAGTAGCAAGATTATTTGCCGTTCAACATAAAGAAGAATTAGAAAGTCGTGGGCTAGTCGCTTTCGGAAACGCTACTGTCGGTAGTTTAACCAATTCTCAATATTCTCAGTCTACAAAAGTTATGGTTATGCGCGATATTGCCGAGCGTATGCGTGATGTTCCTTTAGAAGATGTGATTAGTGCAACTGCAACCTTCAGGACGGTACAAGCATCTGGTGATATGTTCGATAGGGCAAGCGAACTTGAATTACAGGAAGTGATGGAAGACCCGATGAAAGGTTTTCTATTCGACGGAGTATCTATGCAAATCGTAGATGTAGACCCTCTTGTTCAAAACAGTATGCGATACGACACGGAAGAAGAAAAAGAAACTTGTCTTCGCGAATTTTTGGCAGCGAGCCTCGTAGAAAATTGGGCAGGAACAAGCAACGACGAAAGCCCAGAGTCTTTGGCTCTACAAGAAATGGCGGAACAACACTTTGGAATTGAGAATGCTGCTGATTGGGAAAACAATAGCCAATCCGAGATAGATGATATAATTAACCAGCACGGTTATGTTATGGGAGAGTTCCTGCAAGCACAATACGAAGCGACTCAAGAATTTTTATCGAATAATAATACAGTAGAAGTAACATTACACAGAGGATTAACTAACGATTATTCGGTATCTGGTAACGATGAGGAATGGAATATTGGTGACGAAGTTGAATTAGAGATGCGTCCACTATCCTCTTGGTCTACATCTTTTGATGTTTCCGCAGGATTTGGCTCTAATGTATTAACTGCGACTTTCCCAGCCGAGAGAATATTCAGCCTACCGATTACAGGTTTGGGCTGCCTGAATGAAGCCGAAGTAGTAGTATTGGGTGGGGTAATGAACGCAGAGGTAACACGCTAAATGATTAACATAGATAACAACGACAGTAACGCTGACTGGATTAAATCACGGACTTGGGATTTACCCAGAACCGTTGAAGGCGTACTATCCGTAATCGGTAGAGATAAATGGGAACACTTCAAGACCCTACCTGCCTACAAAGCCTGCCCAACCCACCTCGCCCACGATGTAGATGCATACATCAAAGCGAATCCTGTGGCATAATAGAAAAGAACTTTAGGAGATTACCGTGGCTCTCGTACACACAAACAGTTTAGTTACTACTACCGCAAGACCTATTATTCAAATACCAGCAGGTATTAAAGAGAATATCGCTGTCCAGATTTACAATAATACTGGCTCAACAATCTACATCGGTGACGCTAGTATCACATCAAGCGGTGCGACTATCGGTAACGCTATCGCGAACGCTGCGTCACTCCAGTTATGGTTAGGTGCGAGCGATATCGTGTACGCTATCTGCGCAACAAGTCCAGCAGGATATATTTCGGTTCTGTACGCAGGAGTCTAAGTGCAGACAGGGATTTACAATATTACGATTCCGCAAGGTACTGACCAGACGATACCGTTCACGATTACGGGCTATAACTTAACTACCTATACGGCTAAACTTCAGGCGCGCACAAACTATGGCGCGAGTACGGCGTTCGTAACATTAACCAACGGTAGCGGTATCACTCTCGGCGACGGTACTTTCTCTCTAACTTTCACTAACGCGCAGACTAACGCTATGCCATTGGGTCAATGGGTTTACGACTTAGAGATTACTTCCAGCACAGGGAAAGTAGACCGCGTTATTCAGGGTAGTTTTACTGTTACACCACAAGTGACGGTCTAGTATGGCTGGCGAGATTACTGTAACTCCAACTGTTGTTAGTGTTAATGCGACTACTTCACCTGTTGTTGTAACTGTTACGGAAAGCCCTATCGCGGTTACTACAACTAATCAAGGTATTCAGGGTGCGGCTGGTGTAGTGGAAGCAACATCACCAATTACTTACGATTCAGGTACGCAGACCGTAGGTTTTAATAATACTGGTTTTGTCCGTACCGCTATTGCTAATACTTTTACGGTTGGTGCGCAAATAATTAAAACAGGTGCAGATGCGGTTAAAGGTTTAACCCTTACCCGAAATAGTAGCAGTCAGTCTGCCAACCTTTTAAGCGTTACTGCTAGTGACAACACAACAGAATTGGCTCGTATTAGACCAAATGGTCAATTAGGTGTTGGCGGTGTAATAACTAACTCAATGCTTTCATTGAATGCTGACTTGGTAGGCGATAACCGAGGAATCGTTATTAAGGCTGGAATAAGCAGTCCAACAAATAACGCTATCGAGATTTTACCCCTAGCAAACAACACTCCGTTAATGAAAGTGGATGCTTCGGGAAATGTTACAGCACCTAGTTTTGTAGGGGATGTAACAGGTAATGTTTCAGGTTCATCAGGTAGCACAACTGGTAATGCCGCTACTGCTACTGCACTGCAAACTTCTCGTAACATTAATGGTCAACCCTTTAATGGTACTGCTGACATAACTGTTACCGACTCGACAAAAGCAGCAATATCGGGTCAAGTATTTACTGGTGCTATTAGCGCGCCAAATGTTACTGATACTGCTCTATCCACGGCTGGCATTGTCACCAACACAAGTGCAGGTTTGCTAGGCACAACAACACTTGTTCCTATTGCTAACGGTGGTACTAATGCCGCAGACGCCGCGACTGCTAGAACAAACTTACAAATCAACACCGCTATTCCAACAATGATTTCTGGTGCGTGGTATAAAACACAGACCCCTGTGAATACGACAGCAACAGCCACATCAACAATAACTGACCGACTTCACTACACGGCTTTCTATGTAGGAACAACGACAAGTTTTCAGAAGATTGGTGCTACATGGACTTCAGTTACTGTTGCAGGAAACGCCATATTCGGTATCTATAACGATACAAATGGTTTACCAAGCACTAAAATTTATGACTCTGGGCGAGTAACTGTACCCGTAAACGCTTCACCAGCCTTCATTACACCAGCAACATTTAGTCAGACTTTAACTCCTGGTTGGTATTGGTTGGCTACCGTAGCGCAGGGTGTTACTGGTTTTGCTTGGCAGACAGCAACCGCGCAATCAAGTAGCGGTTTGTATCAAAGAACAATTACGCAACCCTCTACCACTTATCCTGGAGCGGTTCACGGGTTTCAGGAACTTTCTGTTACTGGAACTTCTTTACCTGCCACCGCAACACCTGTAGCAAACGTTACCAACC